AGTCAAAGCTCTATTTTTATTAAAGTCTTTATCATCACGAATGGTTTTTGCAACTTCACGTGCGCCTAACCCCTGAAGAAGCAATACCTCGTTCAATCAATACTGCTATTCTTTCTCGTGTTGTGGTGTTCGAGAATAAGAAAGATAGTAATGGGCGTTTGATACGTAAAAATCAATTTAATTAATTTAAATAAACAGAAATAGTGTCTAAAAAAGAATGGTCAGAATTTAGAAGTACAGGATTAGTACTTATCATCAATCAAATATTACACATTTTCGGATGGGCTATAGTATTTGAGATTGAAAACGATGTTATAAAAAATGTTTATCCTGCTAGAGTAAAATTTAGAGGTTTTGACAACGAAAGTACCGATGAAGCTTACGTAAAAGTTACCGATTATTTAAAGGAAAATATTAACGAATTAGTTGCAGAAGTCAAATGATACAAAAATTTAAAAAGAAACCCGTAATTATTGAAGCGATTCAATACAATAATTTGAACAGGGAAGAAATAGAGAAGTTTGTAGGTAAAAAACTTTATCAAGAATTAGAAAGCGAAACCGCATATTTAGCGGGTAAAGGCGCGCCTTTATTCAGCATTTCAATTGAAACAAAAGAAGGAATAATGAAAGCGATGCCTAATGATTGGATTATTAAGGAGCCTTTCCCAACAGGTGATAGAGATTTTTACCCTTGCAAAGATTATATATTTAAAAGTACTCATGAAACTAGCGGGAAGCGATGAATATATTTCAGGCGGGATTGTTCCTGCATCTAACTATTATAAACAAAACATTATGAAAAACAAAGCAGAAATAATCAATAAAATCATCCAAGAGGTTGGCGCTATTAGCTATCTTGAAATCGGTTATGGTAACGGGGCAAATTTTAATTTAATAAAATGTGAAAACAAATTATCTTGTGATCCAGAAGTAAAATCAAAAGATCCAAGAGTGTTAAAAGAAAGTTCAGATGATTTCTTTGAACACAACAACATAGAATTAGAAGTTGTATTTATCGACGGTCTCCACCACGCAGACCAAGCGCGTAAAGACATTTCAAATGCTCTTAAATGCAATGCCAAAGCGATAATTTTACATGATACTATTCCACACGATAAAGAAATGCAAGAAGTCCCAAGACATAGAAAAGTATGGACTGGCGATTGTTGGCGTGCTGTAGTTGGATTTATTCAAAGTTATCCCGATGTAAACGTAGTTACTTATCGTGCTGATTTTGGATTAACTGTTATTTATCCAGAAGGAAAAAAAACCCGTAAGTATTTCGAAAACTTAGAAATGACTTATGAAGAGTTTAAGGCGAATGAAGTTGAGTTGTTGAATATAATTGATTAGTATGAACATTTGCGTTTACACCGTTATATCTAATGATTATGATACCGTTAAGCCTGTTGTTCTTAGCGGTATTCCTCATTATTTATTTACTGACAACCCCGATATTATAGCAAAAGGGTGGATTATCGTGCCTATAGAAAAAACAGAAGATTGTAGGTTACAGCGTAAAATTAAAATACTAGGTCACGAAGTTTTAGATAAACACGATGTGACTATTTATGTTGACGCTACAATGACTTTACGAACTAATATACCACAACTATTACGCACCTATAAAGGCGGTTTAATGATTGGCGCGCATCCAACTAGAAATTGCGTTTATGCCGAAGGTTTAGCTGTAAAGAAATTAAACAAAGCACCTGCTGAATTAGTAAACAAACAGATAGCAGAATATTACGAAAATGATTTTCCTGCTAATTTTGGTATGTGGTCGGCTGGGTTTTTAATTCGTGATAGAAGCACTAAAGCGATGTGTGAATTATGGTATTCAAAACTAGCAGAGCATTCGCATAGAGATCAGTTAAGCCTGCCTTGGGCTTTATGGAAAACAGGATTGAAGCCCATCGTAGTCAGATATGAGCAATATGTTACGGTTGTTCCACATAAAAAAAAAGAACCATTGAAAGTGTTTTATAGTACACCATACAGAACAGACAAGAACATTGGCAAGGCAAATAATGATTTTATTTCGTTATTGCCAAATGACGCGTGGGTTTGTATAACCGATGCCGATGCTTTGTTTTTACGTCCTGATTTTGGAACATGCATTGAGCAAATAATAGAAAACACGACATTTGATTTAATAGGATGCACAACTAATAGACTAGGAGGATTACACCAACTGCATAACAATGAATTTAGCGAGGATTTTAATGTTTTAAATCATTATGCTATTGCTAATGAATTGTGGCTTAAAAACGGAAGTAAAACAGAGCCAACAACCGGAGTTGCTGGATTATGCATGATATTCTCAAAAAAGACATGGATTAAAGTAGTAGGATTCAAAGAAAATTCGATTACTTGCGATACTGAATTTAATAAGTCCGTTATTCGTGCAGGTGGTAAGATAGGCTTAGCGACTGGATTATATATGTTTCACATGTACAGACCAACAGAAGCTGGGAATGGAAGAGTTAAGGCGCAACAATCAACAGGACATTTAAGATGAAGTACAGCGCAAAGCATTTAAGATATAAAGGCAATCACTGGGAATGTACTCTTGAACGATGGGAAGGTTGTCAGTGCAATTCAGAAAGCGTAAAGGTCTTAATTCATCAAGAAAAAAGACCTTCATTAGCTGTAATTAAGGATTGTGCTACTTGGGATTAATATTTGTTTTCTTTATAAATTCTTTGTTTAGATTTCTTTGTCTTCTTCTTTCGCTTCTTTCGTAAATTAATTTAGATAATTTAAAATAAGTTTCAACACCCCATCCCCAACAAACACATTCATAAAAATCAATAAAATCAATTGTTTTTATAACTTTACCATTTACTTTATTTTTTGACATAAAAAAAGATCTTTTTTCTTCATTATCAAAATAATATAATACATGAAATCGTTTTCTAATTTTTTTTAACAGTTTAGCTTTCATTTCGTTTTTAAATTACTCGGTTTACCTTCTAATTGTAATGTGTATTCTGCATCCTTTACTTTCACATACCCAAACAACTGCAAAAACTCGTCAATTGTTTTTTGTTTACTCATTCCTTTGCGCCAACTAGCAACGAAATTACTTGCTGTTGATTGGGGTAATTTACCAATGTAAAACTTTGGCTCGCTGATTATTTTTTCTATTGCTTCGTTTTGGTTCATAGTAACAATCCTTTTTGTTCGTACTTATTACCTAATAATTTAAGTTCACTTGGTTTAAAAGAAAACTGAATTTCATCTTTTATGACGTCATCTACAGTTCTAAAACAAAAACAAGCAAATTCATTGTGCCAAATAATCTCAGCTACTTCTTGGCGCTTAGTAGTTACAACGTCCCCATCGTATAAATCATTGCCGTCTTTATCTTTTAACCCCGTGAATTGCATCAATACAATATCTTTTTCGGGTTCGTCAAATGATGGATTTTTACCTCCAAATACATCTAATCCGTACGCGTTACGTTTTGAAACAAAGCCAGCTAATGATATTTCAATTATTTCAGCACTAGAGCCACACCCTATTGTATCGTTTGGTGGCGTAATCATTTCACTACCTGTCCACGCTCTAAACTTAATTTCTCTCATAATGTTGTTTTTAGATTATTACTATTAAAGTACAAATATAATAAATATATTAATACATAAATACATCGATACGGTTTTTTTATCCAAAACAACGATTATCACTAAATTTACACAAAGATTAATAAGATGCTGTATAAAGGAATTGATTTACAATTTAAAGACATAGATTCTAACAAGGGAATTGTTACGGGTTATTTCGCTGCTTTTAATAGTGTTGATTCTGATGGTGATGTAATTGAGAAGGGTAGTTTTCAAAAGACCATTCAAGAACGTGGACCAGAAGGAAAGCAATTAATTAAATGGCTTTTAGACCACGATAAATATAAAGCACTTGGAAAGATTGATGTTTTAAAAGAGGACAACTACGGTCTTTATTACGAGGGCAAAGTAGGGCGTCACACTTTAGGAAAGGACTTTATGTTTATGGTTGAGGACGGTATTATTAATCAACATTCATTTGGATATAAAACCATCAAAGAGAATTACGATAACCAAACTAAAACAAACAGAATAAAAGAGCTAATGATGTATGAGGGTAGTTCAGTACAGTTCTTAGGAGCTAATCCAAATACACCAATCACAGGGGTTAAATCATTAGAAGATGCTTTAGAAATGTGCGAGAAATTGCAACGATTCATTCAAACATCAAAAGCTACAGACGAAACACTAATACAATTAGATACAAAATTAAAATCACTCCAAATCGACTTAGAGCCGTTTTTACACTCTATCAAGGAAGAGCCGACAGACGACCAAATAAAACAAACATTACTTAAATCATTTCAAAAATGGCACTAGAAACAAAAGATATTGAAGAAATCGTAGGTAAAGGACTTAAAGGTCTTGAAACTCAAATCGATGAAAAAAACAAAACCCAATTCGAAGAGGGTAAAAAAGCTATCGTAGCGGCAATTGAAGAAAAAGGATACCAAACACCTGAACAAGTTGAAGAACTTATCAAAGGTAAAATGGCAGACTTGGAAAAAGTTGTTTTGGATTTGAAAAAATCAGGGCTAGGAGAGAAAAAAGAAAGAAAATCCTTTATGGATATTGTTGGAGGTTCTTTGGAAGAAAACAAAGAGACTTTAGGCAAATTGATGAACAAACAAGTTAGTGAAGGAACTTTTGTTTTAACAAAAGCGGCTGAGGATTTAGATCCTGCTAACTGGTCTGGTGATTCTTATGATATTGCTGCATCTGAAAGACGTGGTTTACATGAGTTTCCATTTATGCCGATTTGGTTAAGAAACTTGTTTCCTAACTCTACAACTACTAAAGGAGTGATTCACTACCTAGTTGAAAATGGAGAGGTTGGAGCTGCTGCAATTTGGGATGGTTCGCCAGCAAATGCATCGTTAACAGCGAAACCAGGGGAGGCACCACTATTTGATGATGCTACTGTAATTGTTCAATGGATTGCGGGTATTACACGTGTTAAACGTGAAATGTTGGACGATGTTGAATGGTTGCGTTCTTATATTGCTAGAACATTGACCACAGGAAGAAAAGGGCTTTGGGTTGCTGAAAACACTTTGATTTTAGCTGCTTTGGATGCTGCTTCTACTCCTTACGATGGAGATGCGACAATTCAATTAGAAATGATTGTTGATGCTGCTTTTGGTCAATTAAAAGACAATTATTACAATCCTACTGTTATTTTGATGAATAATCGTGATGCGGTTAAATATATCAACTTAAACAAAGCAAGTGGATCAGGCGAATACGATGCTCCAATTGGTGTAGTAGCTGTAATTGGTGGTCAATTGTATATCGGTGGTGTTCCAGTTGTTTCAACTCCGGGTATTCCTGCAGGTGATGCTTATGTAATCGATGGTTCTGCAACTGAGTTTATCAGCAGAATGAGCCCTGAGGTTAGAGCATTCGAAGAAGATCGTGACAACGTTATCAAAAACTTAGTTACGTTTAGAGCAGAGGAAAGAGTTGCGTTCTTAGTTTATGACGAGAAAGCAGTAATTAAAATCACTCTTGAAACTACATAGTAGTTTAGGAATTATAAACAGAAGCTCCTCTGAGAAATTGGAGGGGCTTTTTTAATATCACACAATGGCTGACTTCTATAAAAATTGCGATAAGATTTGTAACGGTGTAAACGGTCAGTTATACGCTAGTGGTATTCAGTATTCTGTTATTACCGATTTAGCAACCGAACCTGTAACATTAGACTTCTTTAAACAACACGCTAGAATTGACTTTGATACAGATGATACTTTGGCAGCGGTTTATTTAAAAGCAGCAAGGCAAGAACTTGAAAGATGGTCACAGCTTAGTTTTGGAGTTAAAACAATGGGATTAACAGCTTTGTCATTACCTCCTAATTATCGTTTGATGTTTGGTAAAGTGGATGAAGTAACAACGGAAGGATTTACAAACAAAGGCGATATTTTAAAAGAAGGAGGGACTGACATTGATATTGAATTTACTACTAAAGATTGGATTGATGATGCTATTAGAATTGCTATTTGTCGTTATGCGGCAGGATTGTACATTAATCGTGAAACAGTAACAGAAACAAAATACAGCGCACAATCATTACAAGATGAGGCTAAAACAATGTTAAATCCGTATCGTAACATAACTTTATTCTAATGGCAATTACAGCAGGTGAATTACGGGAGAAATTGAACTTTTCAAGATCTACACGCACACCAAATGGGAGCGGTGGGTTTATCACAACATATGTTTCATTTTTAAATACATTCGCTGCGGTTGTTGAAGAGCGTTCAAATCCGCAATTAATAGCTAATCAAGAAAATACGGTTAATCAAGTTCATTTTAAAATACGTTATAGACCAGATTTCCCTGTTTTAAATGCTGATAGAATGACATGGAGAGGTTTTGCATTCACTGTAAACAATATTAAAGTTGATCCGTTACGCACTAAAATTGATATATTCTGCAATTCTGAAATGGAAACATCAAATAGAAATGAAAATACTACTTAAACAAAACAAATCATTTTTTACTGACTTCGCAAAGAAGTATAAGGAGGAGTATATTGATTTGTTAAACGAAACAATTCAGAATATTGAAACAGAGGCTATAAGCTTAGCTCCGGTTGATTTAGGTATATTGAAAAGTAGTATAAATGGTGAGGTTGATGGCATGAATGGGGTTGTTGGAACTCCTATTCGTTATTCACCTTTCATTGAATTTGGAACGGGTGGTTTAGTTGATGTTCCAGAAGGATTAGAAGATTATGCAATGAGATTTAAAGGCGCAGGAATTAAGCAAGTAAATTTATTCCCTAGACCATTTTTAATACCGGCTTTTAAAAAGCATACAACTAAAATGTTGGAGGAACTTAATAAATTAGATTTAGATGGAATTAAGTAAGGCAGTAAGAACAGCATATTATACCGCATTAGATGGTAATATTACATTTAATAGTAATGTAGTACCTGTTTTTGATGCTTTTACTGTACCTGATGGAGTTAGTTATCCTTACATACTTTTATCTAGTCAAACATCTAATCAATTATCAATCAAGCGTTGCAAGCGTTATAATGCATCTATTTTAATCGACGTTGTGACAGGAAGTACCGATCCAATAGGCAGAAGCGATGCGGAAGACATTGCGGAACAAATTGAAGACATTGTAAATCCTGACAATTTTGTTGATCCTGATTTATCCGTTTACGGTTATCAAATTGTAAATACTACAAGAGAAGGAGACAACGATATTTCAGACAAGAATAATATTTATTACATTTATAGAAAATTACTAACATACAGCTTCTTAGCTGTTAAACTTTAAAAATTATGGCTGAAATTTCAGGAAAAGAAGTGATGATTTCCGTAAACATGGGTACTGCAAGTGTACCGGAATGGAAAACATTAGGCTGTGCCGAAAGCGACGGATTTTCGGGGTCTACAGATGCTATTACAGTATCGAATAAATGCAGCGGGAAGTTTACGAAGAGTTTGCCAGGAGATAAGTCTTGGTCTTTTTCAAACACAATGGTTATGCCAAAAGTAGCTGATGGAGATTTTATTTCTTATGATGAAATTTTTGATTTATGGAAAGACGACGAATTTGATGCCGATGGAGAATTACGCCAATTTAAAATAGAAAATATTCCTAGTGCCGATTTTGTTTACTACAGAATGGGGCGTGGATATATTTCTGATTTAGGAGAGCAGTTCGATAGTGGCGACGTATTTAGAACTGATTTAACAATCACAGGTTCGGATGAAGTAGTTAATGTGCAACCAACATAAACTTATATGTTAAACAAAAAAATAGAGATTAAATTAGGAGGGGTAGAAATACCCCTTTGGTTTAATAATTATGCGTCTGCTGAACTTCAGAAGATGTACGGTGCTGATATCAATACATTAATGGTTACTTTAGTCGAAAGACTGCAAGAAAACTATTTATTAATATTGTCTGACTTAATTAAATCTGGAATTAAAGGACATTGTTTTGCTTTGGATTTACCAAAACCTGAATATTTGGCAAATGTAAACGAATTGATTGCTCAGGAAGCAGACGAAACATTAGTTCCTGTATGGCTAGAAGTATTTGAGGTATTTAAGGAACATATGGGGATTAATATACCTAAGTCAGAAGGTTTTAATTCAGATCCGTTAAAAGGTATGATTTTAGCTTTTATAGGGACTTCTTTTTCTTTTGTTTTTTTTGCTTTTGGAGCTTTTCCCGCCTCAGTATCTCCAAAAAGATTAAAATTAAAATCTTTTGCTATTTTTGCCGCGTCTTGTTGAAACTTTTTAGCAATACTAATATTTGCATTAGCGGCATCTTGATTTATTTTAACCTCTTCTTTTTGCCTGTTCTTTGCTTGTTCTTTTAAGTTTCTTTGCTTTGCTTCGTACTGCTCTTTGCTTCTTGTTTGAGTTAAATCAGCGTCTAAAAATGCATTTGTAAACTCGGTTAGTTTTTTAGCTCTTGATCTTTCAGCTTCTAATGTTTTCTTTGCGGCTTCTTCAAGTGCTATATTTGCAGCGGCTTTATATAAAGTCATTTTTATATAAGCGTCTCCATTTCTAACCAATCCTTGTTCGGCTTCATCTAAAGTACTTACTAAGCCAGTAGTTTTACCTATAGTATCGTTGTACTGCTTAACTACTTGTTCTTTGCTTAAAAATCCATTCTTTGCTAAATCAATGTTTATAGCTAATTCGTTAACGTTGGCAATAGCTTCTTTTACGCCTGAATCTTCGTAAGCTTCTTGATTTACTTTTTTTAATGCACTTGCATAAGCATCTGAAGAACCTGTAAGTTTATTTAAAATATCATCTAAAGATATTCCATTTTGGATCATATAAGTTATCCCAGATGTAACCAAAGACAATGCTAATAATACACCTCCACTTCCCAACATAGACGCCCCTAAAGCCTTTAAAGCTCCTTTTGTGCCTCCAGCTTGAGTTATTAAATACCCTAGTGATTCCCCAGAAGCTGTAACGTTGTTGACTATCGCGGTAAATCCATAAGGAGCGTCCTGTGCAATTCTAGATAATTGTATTAAAGAATTACTGGCATTTACAGTCTTCTTTGATGTGCCATCAAACGACCCTCCCAACTCTTTTTGCTCTCTTTTTAAGTTAGATAATTCTTTACGCAAATCAGCTGTAGCAATAGTAGATTCTTTTTCGTCTCTTTTTAAATTAGCTAATTGCTTGGAGTAATCCTTAGCAGAAACAGATCCGTTTTTGTAAGTGTTATTTAAATCATCAATAGCTTTTTTGTATCCGTTAGTAATGGATATACTTTCTTTTAACTCTGAAGATGTTTTTTCAACTGATTGAGTATAATCGGCTTGAAGTTTTTCAGCCTGTTTTAGCGACTTTTCTAAAGATGATACATCACCAACTATTTGGACTTCTAATACGTTAGGCATCTTTTTTGAATTGTTTAAAAATTTCTAAAGCACGTGTATCGCTTATTTTACTCGTTTGTTTGTCGCTAGGTAGTGGCATCCATTTAGTAATTGGAGGCAACTTCCTTTTTGTTTTTACCGTGCTTGCAACGGTGTAGGCAATTAACCTAGTTTGTTCTAATCCTTTGTAGTATTTATTCATATAGCCATTACAAGCATAATGAAATTCTAAAGGACTCATGCAGTAATATTCGTGAGGCGTTAGTCCTAATTCGCCAAAAGCAAACTCTAAACTGTCGCTTTCTTTGTACTCTTCACTACTTTTTTTTTACCTTCTTCTTTAGGTATATTAATCCCCATATGTTCCTTAAATACCTCAAATACTTCTAGCCATACAGGAACTAATGTTTCGTCTGCTTCCTGAGCAATCAA